GCTACGGCGCTGGCAAGCATCGGCCAGGGTTCGGTGGCGCGATCATCATCGATGACCCGCACAAGGCTGACGAGGCGCGGTCGGACGTGATCCGCAACGGCGTGATCGACTGGTTCCAGAACACGCTGGAGAGCCGCAAGAACGGGCCCGACACGCCGATTATCTTGATCATGCAGCGCCTGCACGAGCGCGACTTGGCGGGCTGGCTGCTGGACGGAGGGAACGGCGAGCACTGGGAGCACGTCTGCCTGCCGGCTATCAGTCCGGAAGGGAAGGCGCTGTGGCCTGCCAAGCACGACATAGCGACGTTGCGGCGGATGCAAACGGCATCGCCCTACACGTTCGCCGGGCAGTACCAGCAGGCGCCTTCGCCGGGCGAAGGCAACATCTTCAAGCCGGACGCGCTGCAGGTGGTCGACGCGCTTCCGTTGGATGACGAGATCGACTGGGTGCGCGGCTGGGACTTGGCGGCCAGCGTGCCCAAGCCCGGCAGCGACCCGGACTGGACGGTGGGCGGCAAGCTTGGGCGGGGGCGATCGGGGCGCTACTACATCGCCGACATTGCCCGCCTACGCGGTGGCCCTGACGAGGTCTCAGCCGCGCTCAAGAACACGGCAGAGCGCGACGGCAAGGCCCCACGCATCTCGATCCCGCAGGACCCCGGCCAAGCCGGCAAAACGCAGGTGTTGCACTTCACCCGGATGCTTGAGGGCTACCGGGTCAAATCCAGCCCCGAGACGGGCGACAAGGTGACGCGCGCCGATCCCTTCGCGGCTCAGGTGAACGTCGGCAACGTGTCCATGCTTCGTGCGCCATGGAACGACGCGCTGATGGCCGAAATGCGCGTGTTCCCCAACGGCAACCACGACGACCAAGTGGACGCGCTGAGCCGCGCGTTCGGCGAGTTCGTGCAGCCCGGCACCACCGGCATCCTCGACTTCTACCGCGCCGAATCGCAACGCAAACAGGACTGACGCATGCCCCCGATCCCCGCCAGCGCCAAGACAACCGATCTTGCGCCGGTGGCGAATGCTGCCCGGCAGCATGGCTTCCTGTCGCGGCTGTCGACCGCGGTGCGCTACGCCATCGCCGGGGTGACGCCGGACACGTGGATGTCGCCCAATCAGCCCGTCACGCCGGTGGCGCCAGGGGCTGCAGGGCGTCAGTTCGACTATCCGGTCGGCGTCAACCTCACCTACACCCCGCGCGTCACGGAGCTGACCAGCTTCGGGCAGCTTCGTGCGCTGGCCGACCGCTGCGACCTGGTGCGCCTTGCGATCGAGACGCGCAAGGACCAGATGGCCTCGATGGTGTGGTCCGTCACCGGCCTGGATGACAGCAAGGAAATCGCCAACGATCCTCGCGAGAAGGCGATCACGGCACTGCTGAAGCGACCCGACGGCGTGCACAGCTGGCAGTCCTGGCTGCGCATGCTCATGGAAGAGGTGATGGTCACCGACGCACCCTCTCTGTACGTGCGCCGGCGCAACAATGGCGAACTGTTCGGCTTCGAGCTGATCGACGGCACGACGATCAAGCCACTGGTCGACGATGGCGGGCGCCGACCGTTGCCGCCCTCGCCGGCGTACCAACAGGTGCTCAAGGGCATCCCGGCGGTGGACTACACCAGCGACGAGCTGGTCTACACCCCTCGCAATCCGCGCGTGCACAAGTTCTACGGCTTCAGCCCCGTCGAGCAGATCATCCTGACGGTGAATATCGCGCTGCGCCGCATGGCGAGCCAGCTGCAATACTTCACCGAGGGCAACATGCCAGCGGCCTACGCCTCGCTGCCGGCCGACTGGTCGGGCGAGCAGATCAAGCAGTTCCAGGCCTACTGGGATTCGGTGATCGAGGGCGACCAGGGGTACAAGCGCAAGGTGCGGTTTGTGCCGGCCGGCACGAAGGTCGAGTCGGTCAAGGACGCGCCGCTCAAGGACGAGTTCGACGAGTGGCTGGCCCGCGTCGTCTGCTACGCCTTCAGCTTGCCGCCCACAGCGTTCGTGAAGCAGCAGAACCGATCCACCAGCGAGACGCAGCAGGAAGCGGCGCTGAAAGAAGGCCTTGCCCCGCTCATGGTGTGGGTGAAGGAGGTCATGGACCACCTGATCCAGGTGCACATGGGCTGTCCGGACCTCCAATTCCGCTGGATCGAGGAAGAGTCACTCGACCCTGGCGTGCAGGCGACCATCCTGACGACCTACCAGAAGCAGGGCGCGTACACGATCAACGAGATCCGCGCCAAGCTGGGCGAGGACCCGATCAGCGAGCCGGGCGGCGATGCCTACCTGATCTTTACGGCCACGGGCGCCGTGCCGCTGGAGCAGGTGATGGCCCCGCCGCCTCCGCCTGTGGCACCCGTCGACCCGAGCAACCCGGACCAGCCGCCGAAGGGTGGCAAGCCGGCGCCCGAGCCCGATGACAAGGCCGAAAAGCACGCGCACGGCGACCTGCACAAAGCCGCCGAGCCCCTGACCAACGCCGAGATGGCGCTGCGCGACGCCTTCGCCGCGGCGCTGGACGTGGTCAAGCAGGACGCCATCAAGGCACTCAAGAAGCTGGGCAAGACAGCAGCCGATGGCACGCGCGGCGGCGACAACGGCACGTCGAAAGACGACGTGTGGCTCGCCGAGTACATCAGCGAGTTGGACACCTCCGGCCTGGCACTGGCGTGGGACGACTACAGCGACACCCTGGTTGCCACGACAGCCGACGGCGCCAAGCACCAGGTGGCCCGCCTGATCGTCACCGACCCGGACATCACGTCGACCTCGCCCGAGGCGGTCGCGGCCATCTTCGGCGGCAAGGATCCCGACGCGGTGAAGTGGGCGACTGAGCACGCGGCCGAGATGCTGTCGAGCGACGGCACCGGCGGCAAGCTCGCCGAGGCGACGCGCGAGATGGTGCGCGAGACGCTGGCCAAGGCGCTGGCGGACGACGCGAGCCACACCGGCCTTGCCGACTTGCTGGAAACCGCCTACGCATTCAGCCCCGACCGCGCCGCCCTGATCGCCACCACCGAGATGCGCGACGCCCAAGGCAAGGGCGCCTACATCGGCGCGACCGCCGTGGGCATGAAGGCCAAGCGCTGGCTCCTGTCCAACGACGAGGGCATCTGCGTCGCCTGCCAGCGAAACGCGAAGCAAGAGTGGATTCCGATCGATCAACCCTTCCAGAGCGGCGATGTTGCGCCCCTCGCGCACCCGCGTTGCCGCTGTGATGCGGCGTACAAGCGCAAACTCCCGGAGAACTGAACCATGCAGATTTTCGCGCGCCTGACCAAGGTCAACGAGGCCGACCGCACCGTCGAGGGCATCATTGCCAGCGAGGCGCTGGATCGCTCCGGCGAGATTTTCGACTACGAGTCGAGCAAGCCGCTATTCGAGAAGTGGTCGACCAGCATCGCCAAGGCAACCGACGGCAAGAGCGTGGGCAACGTCCGCGTGATGCACAGCCCGGCCGTGGCCGGCGTGGTCAAGCAGATGGACATGGACGACGAGGCCAAGGCCATCAGCGTCTGCGCCAAGATCGTCGACGACAACGAGTGGCAGAAGGTGCTCGAAGGCTGCTACACGGGCTTTTCCATCGGCGGCAGCTATGCCCGCAAGTGGAAGGGCGACGACGGCCTGCAGCGCTACACCGCCGACCCGGTCGAGGTGAGCATCGTCGACCTGCCGTGCAACCCCGACGCGCAGTTCAGCGTGATCAAGGCCGACGGCGCCCAAGAGCTGCGCAAGTTCGTGACCACCACCGACAACGCCGAAGCGCTGGCGAAGTGGGCTGCGGGCCTGAGCGACGCCGAGCGCGCCGCGGTGCTGGCCAAGATCGCCCCGCCCGCCGAGCCGGTCGCCGAAGTCGTCGCCGATTCGGTTGCCAAGGACCACACCGCGCAGGCCGAGCGCCTGGCCATGGTCGATGGCGCCGACGACGCCGGCAACGTGATCCGCGCGGTGCTGGGCATGGAGCAGGTGCAAAAGGGCCTGTGGACCGTCGCCACCTTCGCCGAGGTGCTCGATCAGCTTTCCTGCATCACCGACCGCAGCGAGGACGAGGCCGCCTGGGAAGGTGACGGCAGCAAGGTGCCCGCCCAGCTGCGCGCCGCGCTCAAGCCGCTGGCCGATGCGTTCCTGGCAATGGCCGCCGAGGAAGTGGCCGAGGCGATCGCGCCGGCGTCCGAAGTGGTCGAGGTGATGGAGCTGGCCGCGCCCATTGGCGATCTCGCCAAGGCCGCCGACGACCTCGCCAAGGCGCACGACGCGCTGCAGAAGGTCACCACCGAGCGCGACGAGCTCGCCGGCAAGCTCGAGAAGGTCTCCGCCGCCTACGCCAAGTTGCTGACCAAGGCGGCGCCGCCCAAGGGCTTCGCTAAGGTAGTCCCCGTGGACAAGGACGCCGACGCCGGCCATGAGGGCATGAACAATCTGGACGACTCCCCCGTGATGCGCAAGGACGGCAGCGTCGACCACGAGGCGACCGCGCTGAAGCTGATGAAGATCGCGCACCGCCGCTGAGCCACCGATTCACCCCTGAACCCAAGCCGCCACGAGGCGGCTTTTTCGTTTCACCCCCGGCCGCCCGCAAGGCGGCTTTTTCTTTGGAGCGACCCATGAGCAATGACATCACCACCGAGACCCTTGGCATGCTCAAGGGCGTCTACCAGGGCGGCCCGCTGGCCAAGGCCGGCAACACCGTCACCACCGCCTCCGGCCTGGTCAACTACGACCTGCAGGCCCCGGCCAAGAACCTCTATCCGTTCATCACGATCCTGGGCAAGAAGATCCCGCGCGTGAAGGGCAACGGCGGCCCGGCCACCAACTGGAAGGTCGTCAACAGCCTGCTCGGCTCCGGCTTCGACGCCATGGGCTGGGTGCCGGAAGGCCAGCGCTCGGGCGCGATGACCCTGAACGCGACCCCGAAGGCAGCCAGCTACGTCACCCTGGGTGAGGAAGCCGCGCTGACCTTCGAGGCGCAGTCCGCCGCCGAGGGCTTCGAAGACGAGCGTTCGCGCACGTCGATCCGCCTGCTGCAGAAGGCGATGCGCAAGGAAGAGATGGCGATCCTGGGCGGCAACGCCTCGCTGGCGCTGGGCACCTCCGCCACGCCGACGCTGAGCGCGGCCGGCACCGGTGCGACCCTGCCGGCGCTGACCTACAGCGTCATCTGCGTGCAGCTGACCTTCGAGGGCCTGAAGAACTCGTCCGTCAGCGCCACCGGTGTGGCCACGAGCAAGACGATCACCGGTCAGGACGGCCAGACCTACACGCTGTCCGGTGGCTCGGGCAACAAGTCGGCCAACGCCACGCAGGCAGTCACGCTGGGCCAGACGCTCACCGCCTCGGTTGTTCCGACGCAGGGCGCGCTGGGCTTCGCCTGGTACGTGGGCGCCGCGGGCAGCGAAACGCTGCAGGCGATCACCACCGTGCCGACCGCCACGTTCTCCGCCCCGCTGGCCGGCGGCAACCAGGCCGCGACCGCGATCACCGGCGACAACAGCCGCAACGCCGCGCTGGCCTTCGACGGCCTGCTGACTACCGCGCTGAACCCGGCGAACAACGCCTACGTGAAGCAGCTCAGCGGCGCGTTCCTGACCGCTTCCTCGCGCGGCTCGGTGAACGAGATCGACGTGATGCTGAAGGCCATGTGGGATCAGTACCAGCTGTCCCCGACGGTCATCTACGTCAACAGCCAGGAGCAGCAGAACATCACCAACAAGGTGCTCACCGGCACTAGCGGCTCCCTGCTGCGCCAGAACATCAGCCTGGGCGAGCCGGGCGCGGTCGTCGCGGGCAACGTGGTCAGCCACTACTACAACCCGTGGGCGCTCGGCGGCGGCGTGATGATCCCGATCCTGCTCCACCCGGACGTGCCCGCCGGATGCCTGATCGCCTGGGCGGACAACCTGCCGGCGCAGTACCAGTCGAACGAAGTGCCGAACGTGGCTGAGATGAAGTGCCGGCGCGACTGGTACGAAATCGAATGGCCGCTGGTGACCCGCAGCTACCAGCACGGCATCTACGCCGAGGAAGTGCTCGCGGTGTATGCCCCGTTCGCCATGGGCATCATCTCGGGCATCGGCAACGGCTGATTGATCGGCACCTGAAGCGGGCGGCACACGTCGCCCGCTTTCCCCCAAGGAGTTCTCTATGTCCGACATCAAGATGCGCGGCCCCGAGGCCTGCGCCCAGACCCTGTCCTTTGCCGGCGAGACGTATAGCGCCGACAAGAAGGGCGTGTTCACCGTCCCGGTGGAGGCTTACGGCCAGCTGATCGGCCAGGGCTTCACCGCCGTGGGTGACATCCCCGACGAGGTGCAGCCATGAGCAACCCCATCAACCGCCAAGCCGTGGGCGATGCGTTCGGGCTCGATGCCGACCACCGCACGGCAGACGTCTTCAAGCGCCTGGTGACTGCCAATCTGCTGCCAGCACCGCTGGACGCCAACTACGACCAGTTCGACCTTGCCGCGGTGCAGGGCAAGCTCGCTGGCGCGGCATCGGCAGTGGCCTTTGCCCGCAAGGTCGCGACCGAGCATCGCGGCGGCGCCAAGGCGGTCGTCTGACCATGCTGTGCGCCCTGGCCGACGTGAAGGCGTACTTGGGCCTGACCACGAGCGCCACCGATGCTGTGCTCGAAACGCTGATCGGCAACGTGTCGGCGGCGATCGAAAGCTACTGCAACCGCACGTTCGCCAGCGCCAGCTATACCGACCGGCGAAACGGAAATGGGGGCTACCGCCTGTTCCTCGCCAACGGTCCGGTCACCGCCGTGGCGTCGGTCACGATCGACGGGCAGAACGTGCCGGCCGCTGCGGGTGACCTCAGCAGCGGCTACGTGTTCGACGAAGGCACGCTGTACCTGCGCGGCTACTGCTTCAACCGGGGTGTGCAGAACGTCGTGGTCACCTACACGGCCGGCTATGCCGCGGTGCCCGGCGACGTGGCGCAGGCGTGCATCGAGTGTGTGGCCCACCATTTCGCCAAGCGCGACCGGATCGACAAGGCCAGCGAAACGCTCGGCACGCAGCAGACCATCAGCTACAGCCAGGCGGACATGCCGGCTGCGGCCAAGACGGCGCTCAAGCAGCGCGTGTGGTGGACGGTGCCATGATCGGACTGGAGATCACCGGCGACACCGCGCTCCTGACCAAGCTCGAGGCAACCACCGGCAAGGTACGCGCCGCGGCCAAGTCTTCCCTCGACATGTGGGCGACCGAGCTGGCCGGCTACATCAAGATGAACAAGCTTTCCGGCAACCCGTTGCACCGGCGCAGCGGCAACCTGTCGAGTTCCGTCTACCCGGACAAGCGCGAGACGGCCGACACGGTCAGTGGCGGCGCCCGGGCTGGGCTCGATGTGCCGTACGCGAAGGCGCACGAGTACGGAATGCAGCGCAACGTCGTCGTGTCGGCCTATCACCGCATGCAGACCATGGCCTGGGGCAAGCCGATGGCGACCCCTCGCGAGGTGCTGGTGAACCAGCATTCGAGCTACATCAACCTGCCCGAGAGAAGCTACATGCGCAGCTCCCTGCGCGAGCAGGCGCCCGAGGGCATCGCCGAACTGCGCGCTGCCGTGCGTGAGGCGATCGCATGAGCCGCGCGACACGCGAAGCCGTCTACGCGACACTGTTCGCCAAGCTGCAGGCCGTCCCCGGATTGGTCACGGTCAGCCGGCGCCTGCAGAACGTGCAGGACATGCAGCCGGAGCAGTTGCCGGCCGCGTTCCAGCTTCAAGGCCAGCAGGACGCGCGCTTCACCGGCGCCAACCCGACCACCAACACCTGGCGCGCCGACTGGCTGCTGTATGCCTACGACGACGATCCGACCTCGGCGCCATCCGTCGGCCTCAACGCCATGATCGACGCGGCCGTCGCTGCACTGGCGCCGCCGCCGTACGCCGACAAACAGACGCTCGGCGGCCTGGTCGAGTACGCCGCGATCGACGGATCCATCCAAGTATTCGAGGGCGCGCTCGGCAACCGCGCCGTGGCCGTCCTGCCCATCACCCTCGTCCTGCCCGGCTTCTAGGAGGCCATTCCGTGAACAAAGACACCGCATCCGCGCTGGCGGAGGGCGAAGCGTTGCTGACGCGCGCCGAACAGGCCGTCGAGGCCGCGCTGCATCCCGCACTAGCCGCCATCGAGCGCTGGTACGCCGCCCACTTTCACCGGCACGTCCGGGCCGGCACCGCACCCCTATCCGCCGACGACAAGGCCGCGCTGATTCAGCACGTCGCCGACGCCGTGGCAAACCCCGCCGTCAAGGAGTAACCGTCATGGCTCAGCGTTCTTTCGGCTCCGGTCTGCTGTTCGCGACCAACACCGCCGCCAATTCCACCCCCATCCAGTTCGGCACCCTGCAGGATGTCTCGCTGGACATCTCGCGCACGGTCAAGGAGCTCTACGGCCAGCAGCAGTTCCCGGTTGCCGTCGGCGCCGCCCAGATGAAGATCACGGGCAAGGCCAAGGTGGGGCAGGTCAACGGCCAGCTCTACAACGATCTGTTCTTCGGCGGCACGATGGCCGCGGGCACCACGCAACTGGTTTACCAGGAAGCCGCTGCAGTGCCGGCGGCGAGCACCTACACCGTCACGGTAGCCGGCGCAGCGACGTTCGTCGACGACGAGGGCGTGCTCTACGCCAACACCGGCCTGCCGCTCAAGAAGGTCGCCAGCGCCCCGACGCAGGGCCAGTACAGCGTCGCGGCCGGCGTCTACACCTTCGCCGCGACCGATGCCAGTGCCAACGTGCTGATCAGCTACACCAAGACGGTCGCCGCGTCGGGCCAGACCATCACCGTCGGAAACCCGCTGCAGGGCGTGCAGCCGACGTTCTCGATCATCGTCCAGCGCGCCTACAACGGCCAGCAGGAGGCGCTCAAGCTCTGGTCGTGCATCAGCTCCAAGCTGACCTTGCCGACCAAGATGGCCGACTGGGGCATCACCGAGATCGACTTCACCGCCTTCGCCGACTCGGCCGGGCGCGTCATCACCCCATACGTCTCGGAGTAACCGGATGATTCCCGGCATCAACGTCAACCTGGGCGGCACGGACTACACGGTGCCGCCGCTCAACTTGCGCCTGTTCTTCCAGTTCGAAGAGCAGGTGGGCGTGCTGCAGAACCCCGCAGCGCATTCGATCGCCGATTACGCCAAGGCGGCCAGCGCCGTGCTGCTGGCGGTCATCCAGCGCAACTACCCCGACCTGACCGCCGACCAGTTCGCCGAGCAGGTGGACTTCACCAGCCTGGCCCCGATGGTCTCGGCGATGTTCGGCCAGTCGGGGTTCACCGGCCGCCCTTTGGAGGCGAGTCCGGCGACGCCGAGCCGGTCTCCCGCGCCCGACTCGTCGGCGTCATCCATTCCGCCACCGGATGGTGGCCCGACGACATCCTCGAACGGCTGACCTGGCAGGACGTGGCGGATCTTCAGGAGGGCTGGCGCGAGCACCCGCCCCTGCAATGGATGGTGCAGGGGTATCTGGGCATCAGCGGCAAGCCCAAGGACGAGGGCGAGTTCGACGACCTGGTGGCGGCGATGGCGGGGCAGGGGTAGGATCGCGCCATTCGACAGCGAACGGGGCGGTTATGGACAACAAGAACAAGCGAGGACCGCAGGGCGGTACCTTTGGCCTGATCCTGCTCCTGGCGGTCTTTCTGCTGATCACCTATGCCATCGGCAGCGGCAACAACGGCCTCGCCGCCGTGTGTGCGGTGCTTTTCATGGTCGGATCGGTGGTCATGTATTTCATGCCGGCGATCATCGCGGGCGTGTTCAAGCACCCGAGCGCCACCGGTATCGGCGTGCTGAACTTCTTCCTCGGCTGGACCGTGCTCGGCTGGGTGGTGGCGCTGGTGTGGGCCTTTAGCCTGCCCAAGCCGGCAGAGGTCGAGGCGACCGCAGAGGACGAAGGGATGCGTGCCTGCCCGTACTGCGCCGAGCCCATCCGGATCCAGGCGATCAAGTGCAAGCACTGCAGTTCGGACCTCTCAGCGAGCCACGCCACGTAACGCGGAATCCCACCGCAGATCACCCAGAACCCCGCTCCGGCGGGGTTTTTTATTGCCCGCAGGAAACCCATGGCCGCCGACAACGAAATCAAGGTTCTGCTCACCGCGGAACTGGGCGAACTCAAGGCGGGCATGGAGCAGGCCGCCGAATCGGTCGCCGTGTCGAGCGAAGCCATGGCCGCCTCGGCGGCGGAATCGGCCGCGGTGATCCAGACGGCCCATGCCAGCATCGGCGAGTCGGCAGAGGCGGCCGCCGAACGCCTC